ATTAAATATAGTTATTAATTCTTTCTGTTCGTTATTTATTGAAAATATAATTTATGTATAATAATTTGGACAATAATATTGACTCTTTTAAATCATCCCTTGTTCATAAACTCATTTCTGAAAAAGAGGCCCTAATTCATGATCTTGAAAATGAAAATAAATCCCTTAAATCTAAAATTAATTACCTCCTCTCTCAAATTAAACAATTAAATACAACTTATATTGATTCTCACAACAAAAATTATAATGATGAATTAAATTAAATCTGAACTATCTGAACTCAAAAATAAAACTCCCATCCAAAATATCATTTATACCACCTGTAATAATTGCTCCTCCTCATCTAAAATTAGATCGCCTCTATCTTCTTCTGATATTCCAATTGCACCTCCTCCACCATCAACACCATCCCATAATTCCAATACCTATTCAAGATCAATTGATAAATCTGTTATTGATACTAAAACTAAACCTCATGATCATGCCGGTTCTTATTATGGTGGTAGATCATTAGTTGTTCCTCATGAACATAAAGAATCCAAAGTAAATTGCAGTTCTATCTCTCATGAAACAAATCTTTCTGTTAAAGATGTCCTCAAAAATATCTCCTCCAAAAAAGGCTCCGGTAATATGGCCGATGTCCTTGAACAACTTAAAAATGCTATCAAATCAAGAAATCAATAAAGAAATTTAAATTTTAGGGATTGGCCTGTTGGAGTTGGACAACTTGTCCATTTTGGTTGTTTTGTCTATTCTGACCATTACCTCTATAACCATTATAACCACCACGACCACCACGATGTGTTCCACCTCTTTGTCTAGAATTGTTATTTCGGTTATTTCTTTGACTTGATTGAATGAATGTAATCTGTGGTAATGTGGTCTCATTATTCATTCCTGTTAGAGTGTTCTTAAATACATCACATAATGCTTGTTGATTATTAAATGTCGTGGCAATCAAATATTGCAAGATTTCCACCGTTGAACATGATTTCAATGGCTTTTGTCCTGTCTTGTCCTTTGCATCATTATAACTGAATCTCAATGATTGTGATGTCTGATTCTGTCTCATATTATTCATATTACTCTTCGAACCATCTCTATCTTTTCGATATGATGCACCTCTTGATTGTTCATGTTCTTGGTTATCTTGATTAGTATTATGATTCTGACGGTCAGTCTGACTATTTGAATTATGTGCTGAACCTCTATTAATCTTCACACGTGTTGAAGATGGGTTTTGACGTTGTTGGCTAGATTGTTCAGTCTTAGTCTTTGTCTCTTTCGGTTCTGATGTTTCCTTGACTTCTTGTTCTTCATCATCTTGTTCTTGTTCTTCTTCTGGTTCTTCCTCCTTATCTTGTTCTTGTTCTTGTTCTTGACCAGTTTCAGTAGCCTCTTTTTCGGTGGCCTCTTTTTCTGTTTCTTCCTTACCGGTTGTCTCTTTCTTACCTTCATCATCACCATCATCACCATCATCATTTTCAGTCGTGGCCTTCTTGGTAGCTACTCTACGTTTTCTTGTAGTCTTTGTAGTAGTACTCTTACGAGTCTTCTTTTCAGTCTTTTCTGTTTGTTCGGCTTGAGCATCTTGTTCTTGAACTTGTTCAGTTTGAACCTCTTCATTATCTTGTTCTTGTTGTTGCTCAGTCTCTTCCTTCTTGGAAACCTTCTTGGATGATTTACGAGTTGACATATTTGATTTGTTTGGTATGTTGTATATGTTTTATTTAATAATTCAAACCCTAGCAATCATAATAATTATAATTCAATTTTTTTCCATATTAATTAAACAAATATACTAAAGGATCATAACCACCACCATATTGCACTTGTTTCTTATTTGTATAAAATATTGTTCCTATTATGGCTGTCCCTATCAATACCCAATATATTGTATTTGTATCATGTTCTCTTATTATTCTGATTTTCTCATCATCTGACAAATTCTTGTCTTTCATTATCTCTTCATTTTTAGCATGTTTGTCCTTTTCGTATAAATATCCCAAAAATATTACCATAATTAAAACAATATTCCAATGAATATCACATTTTGTGGTTATGATGAATCCAAAATAAATAACCAATCCATACATTACTACATCCCTAATCTCTAATGTCTCATCTATTAATGTTAATATAACTATTACTGTCATTAATCCTATCAAATGTTGAATCATTCTATTATCTCTAATAAATTGTCTCATCTGATTTGACATTAAGTTATCTGTAAAGTTTGATGCTATTAATAAATAAAATATTAATAATGCACCAAAAACATTTTTCTTTCTTTGTTCTGTCTGAAGATTTATATTATTCATCTAATAATATGAATTATTATTTTCTAAAGAAATGTTTTATAATTTTTATTCGATATTTTAACATAATCTGTACATATTTCTGTCTAATATTTCTGTACAATATTTCTGTACATATTTCTGTCTAATATTTCTGTACAATATTTCTGTACAATATTTCTGTACATATTTCTGTCTAATATTTCTGTACAATATTTCTGTACATATTTCTGTACATATTTCTGTCTAATATTTCTGTACATATTTCTGTACATATTTCTGTCTAATATTTCTGTACAATATTTCTGTACATATTTCTGTACATATTTCTGTCTAATATTTCTGTACATATTTCTGTCTAATATTTCTGTCTAATATTTCTGTACATATTTCTGTCTAATAATCTGTCTAGTAATCCACAATCAATGGTTTACATAATCTCAAAAATCTTGATCATATTGAAATCATTGGTTGTGATAACATAAAAAAATGTGAATTAACTTATCCTGATGATTTCTCATTTGTGTTTTTAGATTGATTTTCAGATTGATTACTAAAACTACTAAGTTTAATCTTTGACTTGGTTATCCAACAGTATTTTTTATCTCTAATAGTCTTCTGGAATATAAGATTATTTAAATCTACAACATTATCTATTTCTCCAGATGTAATTTCATCATAAATATAACAATACTTAATGTCATTCTTTATCATATAATCATATGTATTTGATAATTCATTGTCATTATTGTTCTGTCCTTGATATGATGTGTATAGTAATGTTGTATTATTGAATATATTAGTCAATCCATTTGATTCATTATCTTGTTTATTAGAAACTGATGATATTAAGTATATCAAATTATTATTATTTGTCCCATTAATGCCTTCAACTTTGAATACAGTTTTAGATATTGTCAAATATTTCACCCTTTTATCATTGTATATCTCAATATGAATGTATTTATATGGAATGGCAATACTGAATCCATATTTAAAATATTTCTTAATACGATGATCAATAATTTCATGTGATGCTTTCTCTTTATTAATTAAATTAATCATATATTTGTATGCAATATGTGATGCTTTTGTAAAATATGTATTCATTCCATCAAAAGCCACACATGAAGGATACATATCGAAATTGCTAAATATTTCTGGAATGTCCATATTTGCCTTAATAATAATTTGGATCTTGTATATTAATTTGTTTTTCCTAAATTCTTCTTTTTCAATATCATTGTCTACACATGCAATACCAAACTCATTCAATACTTTCTGTTTTGTATTTTTCAGATCATCACACTCATCATATTCAACATATTCAACACACAATAACTCAATTACACTGTATTTAGGTTTATGTGCCATTATCATTTTGTAATTGGATGATTCTTGTTTCATATTCCTAATCAAATCATTAATAAGTCCTATTATTCTATTGCCAATATTTTTTTTGGACAATCCCACAAAGAAGATATCAATATCTTGAATTTTTTGACCCAATAATATGGATCTGCACATACCACCTGCAATAACAATATTTTTCATATTAATATTCCTGACAATAGTTGGCAATCTTTCATTAAAAAGTGTCTGTCTATTTTTTTTATTTAATCTAAAATCTTTCGACCTAAAATCTTTTAACAATGAATATTTATTGTTAATAGAAGACAATAACAAACATTTATCAAATATTACATTATCTTTAGAGCCAATATTGAAATCTAAAGAGTCTAATTTATGTAGTTCAGTATTATCAATATCTTCTGTCTTAACAATATTGTCCTGATATTCCTTACATTCCTTACAAATAATATTTTCTGGTCCTACCTTGACCAACCTATCTAACTCAATCATTGCATTACAGAATGGACATCTCAATATCTTATTTGTTGTTTTATAATGATTATATGCATCTTCAGAAATAACATAATTAGGATAGCATTTTTTAGAAGTATTTGCAATATTTGTATGTCTATAAAACATATATCCTCCTTTCTCATGTGTATCATCTAGTGTAATGTAACAATGATAATTTGGTTTGACATTTGTATCATACATAAATACTTCACCATTAATATTATTGATTTCCATTTTAATTAAATTTTTCATTTTGGCATATACATTGGATATTGTTTTGATTGAACCTGTAATACTAATATCATTATGTGTATCAATTTTCATTACTGTTTTATTGAAACTTCTTTGACACGATTTATACAATGAATTAATAAATATTTCAATATCATTGAATTTTCGAGGTAAATATTGACGTTCATTATCATCATCAATTATTCTCAATTCGAAAATTGAATACATCATAATGATAATTACAATATTAGGATCTAATTTAGTTTTGGGATAATTCGGTGTTTTAACAATAATGTCCATATATTTCTGATATTTATCACTACATGATTTAATGTGTGATTGAGAATGTGATAAGACATAATCTTCAATAATCTTTTGTTCAAATATTTTGAACGAAATCATTCTATAAGATTTCTTAATTATTTCTCCAACATCAGAACATTGAATATACATATTATCTATTAAAAACATAATGCAGGCCATAAATGGCGTTATTACTTCTTTTGCAGAATAAATATGGGAATATACTTTCTGTAACCAAAATATTAACACTTTCATATGATTGGACATTTTTGTATCATTCTTTCTGATATCTTCATCATCATACAAACCTATTATTGGAATCATGGGGTATAATTCATTATTAGATGTAGAATAGATACATGAATTAGAATATTTCTTCCCATTAATATTAATCCATCCTGTAATGCCATTATAATCAGACATTGTGTAATATACTCTGTTTTTAATTATGAATGATACACAATCTATTCCATTTATTTTTTTCTCAAGATCATTAATATTTGTGTCAATCTGACCTAATACATTTGTGACATTCAGTTCTAATTTAGAAATAAGACCATCCATAATGGTCTTATTTCTTTTGACTTTATTTATTATATCGAATGTAGTATGTAAATTGGTTCCAATTTTTATAAGTTTTTCGACAGTAGGGTATTTCTTCTCGTCATATCCTCCTAATTCCATATTCTCCTTATTCCAATGATCTAGTAATTTTTTCGTTATGTCATCACCTAATGCATTAAAATATTTTATAATATTAATATTTGACTTTTCGTCATAACTGAGGATAAGTTTATTTCCAATATCAATCAATTTATTAGTGAGAATTGTTTTTTCGTCATAAAGATTATATTTTTGACATTCACTTTGTGAAATTGGTATATCATCATTGTCAGTTAATGATGATATTTTTTCTTTAATGATCTTGATTTCTTTAATTAGATCATTCTCATATAATTTTAGATCTTGCAGTATTTGTATTCTTGTATTGCCATTAATATTATGGTCATAATCTATGTATTGGATAAATGGTTTCCTATAAGAATATACTTTATTTATTCGGATAATTGATCCTACTTTAAATGATGGAATTGAGTATGTCCCATATTCACCAAATGGAAAATTTGTGATGTTGTAATAATGTGATGTGTTTTCTAATCTAATGAAATGCAATACAGTATTTTTAAAAAACTCAATTGTGTACAATGGTTTATCAAGACAAGAGTTTTGAAGTCTTGATCCATCATTTCCAATATGATATACAATTGTCCGTTCATTCTTAATTAATTTGGATAGTTTCATGAATGTCTTATACATATATATCTTACCAATATAACCATAATCCCATCTATTTTTGAATTTGTTATAAATATCATCAATAATATCACTAATATTAGAATTGTCATCTTTGTTGATAGATATGTATTTAGTATGAAGGAATGAATTTATGAGTAGTCTAATTGGTTGTTGTTTTTTTATTTTTTTGGAACAGTCATTTATTAATTGGATCAATATAGATTTAAGTTTTTGGGCAAGTGTGATTTTAGTTTTTAGTTCATAATATCCATTTGCATATGATAAATCCAATACATATATATATTCTGGATCAACCATCATTATTTTGTTGATTCTTTTAAAGAGATCAATAGTTATGATTATAATTCAATAAGAGTAATTGAATTATAATAATCTAATATCAATTTTTTGTCATTAATTCATTAATAATCCTCACCTAATGAAAATATTTCGACTGATCCATCCTTGATATGGATTGTATGTTCAAATTGTGCTACAACAGAATTATGTTTATCATATAAAGGTGGATAGGCAGTAATTAAACCATTACTTATTCCATATTGGAAACTCTTCTCAAATTTTTCAATATTACCAGATCCTATATTAATCCATGATGAAGAATATGGAAGACCATTTCTTGTTTTCATCCATTTGTATAGATCGGAACTTTTATATTTGTCATAGCCTTTTGAATCATTCTTTACTTCTGATTTGCCACTTTCCATAAAATGTGTGCATGTATTCATATCTGAATTTTGTGTCATATTTCCATAACCTGTTGAAGCAAATGTTTCAATAGCATAAATTTCATCTTTAGTCATAATTTGATTGGATTGGATCTTTTCATCTGGATGTGATAGAATTAATTTACCACCATGAATGGTATATTGTTTAATATTATGACCACCAATGCCATTGACTGGTTTGACATTAATAATATCATGACCATCATCAACTTCATATGAAGATATGACCTCACTAATAGATTCAGATATTTCAATTAATTTTTGATCTGGACCAGCCATTTTGATTGCAGTGAACACAGAATCTCTTGAAGCTTCAAGAACTGGATTATATACACTGTCTTGATCATGAATACCTGGTTTATTAGTTATAATATGTGTAAATGCCGAATCAATAATTCTGCCATTAATATGGACACCAATATCAATCTTAACAACATCACCTTCATAAAAAACTCTAGACTCTTTAACACCTCTAGTTTTGGAATCATGAGCCACGACATTATTAATACTTACACCAATTGGAAATGCAATTCCTGATTTATGTGAATCTTTAGAATCAATATTAAAGTATGTGGATGGATTTTGTTGACATAACTTAATGATCATATTTTCCACACTGTCAACAAGATCGGACAATTTAGAACCTGAATACAACATTGTAAGGGCTTTCTTTCTGGCAATCTTATGAATGACAGAAGCTCTTCTAAAATCTTCCAAATCAGAAGATGTCAATTTATCATTATTACTATTGTATTCATTAACAACATTATCATGATTAAATTTAAATGCCTCAAATGAATCAATATCTTGTTTGAATATGTTCTTCTTCATGTTGTAATCAAAAGTCCATTCACCATGTTTAATTGATTTAGTATTAGTAGTAGTTGTCATTTTGTATGTGGTTGTAGGTATATGGTATGTATTTAAGTATTAAATATATATTTTGACAAATTCTGAAAAATGAATTAGATGATGGCATTAATTCATCAGATGATGAAGAACAAGAATATTATGCTATATTTGGTGTTCCAAAAGAATCAAATCAAAATGGTAGATCACTTAATAATCTGAAATATACATATGAAATAAATAAACAAATGTATAACATTCTTAAAAATAATATTTAAATCTTGATATCTGTCAATTTGTTGACAATTGGTTTGGTAATGGATGTAATCTTATCAATATCTATGTCTGATGGCAAATTGAAAAAGTTAATATCAGAATTTTTGACTAAAAGAAGTTTTTCATAAATGTCACTAAAAAATCTTTCTAGATCTCTCACTCCTGAAATATTTGGTGATATTTTAATAACAATCCTTCTAATTATGTCCAATCCAATATTGGCCATAATTCCTGTTCTCAACATAATTTTTGGAATAATATGTTTTGAACATATCTCTATTTTTTGGTCTATATTATATCCATTGACATTAATTACTTTAAGTCTATCTATTAATGCACTGTCAAAATTGTCTAAATTATTTACTGCAACAATATACAGATTCTTTGACAGATCAATTTCAATTTCTGGACAATATGCATCCTTAAATCTATTATTTTGTGTCTTGTCCAAAACATGTAATAAAACTGGAATAATTTTCGGATCATGTATCTTGTCCATTTCATCAAGTAATATAACATTGTCCAATTGTTTTGTATTGATTTGTATTTGTGTAAATATACCTGGTTTAGATCCAATGTATGTAGAACTATGACCAATGATTGTTGCTTGATCATTAATAGATCCACAAGATATCTGTCCAAATCCCATTCCAATGGCTTCTGATATTAGAGAACTAATAGTCGTCTTACCTACACCAGGAGGACCAACCAATGCCAATATATATCCCTTGTTTGAAGGATCTGTCATAATTGCACATACAGCTTGCATAATGTTTTGGATTGTCGATTCCATACAATGCATATTTGTGCTCAGTTTGTAATGAAGATTTTTAATAATTGTTTTGATATCTGACTTTGATGTCTTTATATTGGATGCTTTGACTTCAGTAGGTATACTTAAAACAGTGTCAATCCAAGTAAGTGTCTTATTGTATTCTTCAATTGAATCATCAGTCACATTATAAATACGATTTAATAATATTTGTTTAATTCGGTCTGAATGATTTGATTTAACAATATCTTTTATAACATCTCTTTCCGGATCTTTGTTATAAGATCCATATTTACCAACTGATACAAGATATTTCAACAAAATATATCTCTTTTCTATTTTATCTTGGAGAGAAAATTTTTCAGTTCCTTCCAAATCATTGACCCTTCTAATATTCTTATAAAACCATTGGGTATCATTTGAAGTTAAATTCATATCAATTACCTTTTTGAGTGTGACTGACCTGTCTTCATAATCTTTATGTAGTGACATAATTTTCTTACTTAGTTTATCTCTATCAATTCTGTTCATATTTTTGAATTCATCAGGGAAATCCATCTCAAATTCATCTATATCATAATCTTCATCATAATTATTGGCAATATTATCATCTTCATCATCATCAGAAATAATTATTTTTTTCTTTTTGGTAAGTCTTTTGTTCATTAGATCTTCATTGGCCTTACGTTTATTATTTTTATTGACATAATGATCAGTATCAGTATTATTAGAATTATTGGATTTGTGATTAAATTCTGTATTTATTTCTGTATTTAAATCTGTTCTTATTTCTGACTGATTTAAAATATTAGATATATTAGGACATCTATTAATAATAGTATCAATAACATCAGGACTATTAGTGGTTTTAGTTTTAGATCTAGTTGAATACACCTTCCTTTGTTTTGAATCTGAATTAGGAAGAGAGTTGGTTTTGTAGTTAATGGTTTTAAAATCTTTAGACATATCGAAATAATAGATAATATTAATATATCTTGTTTTGTCTTAGACAAGATATATATCAAATTTTTAATAAATAAATTATGTTATTTTATGTAGAACTTTTGATTGATTGATTCAACATAGTTGAAAATCTTTTGTCCATGATATTTAATATATCTGTTATTCCTACAAGATGACCTTTGACTAATACATTAGTCTGATTTCTTGGAACCGGCAATTTACGATAATTCTCTTTAGATTTATCATCTATCTTTTCTGTTTTGCCCATTTTATTATGTTTGGTATCATCCTTAGTATTAATTTCTTTGGTTTCGCTATTATTTGATTTGACATCATCTTCAGTTATTTCAGTTACTTCCATTTTTTCATCATTCTCTCTGAATACAATATTATCAGGTTCATCAGGCATTTTGAAACATTGATCAAATTGACTACATAAACTTTTGATTTCTGTCTTGGTCCAAAAATTTTTGAACTTATCAATATCAAATATGGTTGAATATATTACACTTGTATCATCATCTGTATTATTCTCATCTAAAAAACTCTTCCTACCTGTTGTAGAATGATTATACAACATCCATGATTTGAATGTTCCATCAATTACTGCAAGTAATACATTAATGTAATATTGTATTGTACCTACAACTGTTCCTTTTCTGTAAGTTTTTTGTAGTTCTCTCAATCCCACACAAAGATATTTAGTTAGATTAATTAAACCTTTATGAACATCTGGATCTTCATTTTTGGTTGGTATGATATACCAATCTATAAAATTACATATCACATGATTGATAACATAGATATCTTCTCTACTATCACCATTCCAATATCTGTCAAGTCCTTGGGCAAATTTAATACCATAATAATTGTTGTCTGACGGTTCACATAAAACTATATTATGATTTCTTATAGCTATTTTTGTTCCTGCCGGTTTGAAAGCTAATGTAATTAATCTAGATACAGCAGTTATGGTTTCTAATATTTGTTCTTTATCTGATGATGTCATATGATGATAATTACTATTTGATTATAAGATATGGTATTAAATGATTTTTATTCAAATTTTCACCACCATTTATAAATACTTAATCAATAATTTAGTCTATACATTATAAATGTGTTCGAATCATAAATTAAAGCAATTGGATTATTTACAAATCAAAGATCCAAAAGAAAAATTATTATTTGATAATATGATTAATGCACAATATGAATATTTGACATATATTCGTCCTATTAAATGCAATGAAATTAGTCTCAAAATTAAAGATAAGGCAATCAATCCTTTCCATTGGAAAGCAAAATATATGGATATTCTATGTGACAATAATTCTGATGAAAAAAATAATTCTGATGATAAAAAAGATATCAAGAAACAATACAAAAAATTATTATTAACGTTTCATCCGGACAAGAATCCAGATCAGAAAGAATTAGCAGAAGAATATTTTAAGAAACTCACATCATTGATAGAGACAAATGAAGTAGAAATATTGGATCTACTAGAAATATCTGACAATCCATGGAAAATTATGGAAAATATTATGGACACAAATGGAAATTATTATAGATTATTGAAAATAAATAAATTTATGTCAGAAAGATGGTTTACATAGAATAAAGACGATGACGAAATGTATATCACCATTGATGAACTTGACAAATTGAATAAACTAAATAAACTAAATAAAGATAATGATCCATTATTAGATGATATTGTCAATACAGAAATCAAAAT